TGGGATATTCGCTTACCAACACAACAAAAAAGAAATCGGGCGGTTCATCGGGTTCGTCAAGTACCAAAGGTTCTAAGGGAGGAATGACCGTAACCGTTACGAAAAGCGATAGAGAATCAAAAAACAATGGAGGCTCTTCGAGTTCGTCATCTTCCGGAAGTTCGGGAAGCGGCGGAATAAAGTATGACCCAAATAAAGACTATGCGGCGGAAATACAGAAAGCCGTACAGAGCGGTGCAAGTCAGGATTATATAAACAGTCTTAACGCCCAAAGGGACGCCAAAATAAAAGGTGAAAAGCTGTCATACAGCAGTTTGACGGACGATGATATAGCCAATTACAGAAAAGGCGGAAGTTTGGGGGGAAGAAAAACCTATGACAGTGCGGGCGTTATAGGGGGAATGGATAACGGTACATATAATATTGCAAACCCATATAAGAAAAACTATTCAAACTTTAATGCCGATGTTGATTTTGACGGGAAAATAGCTGCCGCAAAAGCTTCGGGCGCAAGTCAGGAAACAATAAACGGTCTTTTGCAGCAGAAGGAATACAGCGAAAAGGTACGAAACGGAGAAATCGTGCCGATGGGATATGGTGAAGGTATGGGACATACCAACCGAGAACATGGGTTTACGTTTGATTTAGGCAACGGAAAGAAACAAACCGTTTTCAGCAATGCGACAAATTATAAGGACGCGGCTAAGTTGGCAGGTATAGACCTTGATAACGGTGCAAAACTTTTAGGTTCTCTCGGTTACGGTACTGCTTCGTCGGCTTATGCCAAACCCGGTTACGGTTGGGGTAATGTTGGCGGACCCGATGATTTTACAACGAACCTGTATGTTGATGATAAACAGACAGGCAATTGGTATGATCAGAACAATATGCAGTTACAATTCCTAAGCGGAAGAGACGGCATGGATTATAAAAATCCGTACGCAGGATATGCTTATGAGGGTAACGGCATGACGAATGCCTATGACAAAGGCACACAGTTTGCAGGGCAGGGAGGCATAATGGGCGATTACGGCGTTGAAGGTCCCAATATGGACGATATATATGCAAACTACGGCACAACAAACAGCGGTTATGTGGGACTTACAAAAGATGACATCGAATCGCAGATGAACGACGCCTACGAGGGATATATGGACGCCGTAAACGAAAGAAACGACGCTCTTGCCGCCGCTTATGCTTCGCAGATAGAACAGTTAAAACAGGCGGCTGAAGAAGAACAGAGAGCCAACTATATCAATTATAAATTGGCCGGATTAAATATGCCTGCTCAAATGCAGGCGGCGGGAATAAACGGCGGTATAGCCGAAAGCACCCTCGCAGGACTGGAAAGCGATTACATGAAGAACTACAACAGTACGGCAGGAACGCTTACAAACGCTATCAATCAGCTCAATATCGCTCAGAATAACGCCATAGCGGAGGGGAATATGGAAGCGGCTAATATGTACGCCCAAATGCAGCAGAACTCGCTTTCATTGCAAATGCAGGCGGCGCAGGCTGAAAACGCCTATAATCAGTGGGTGCAGGAAATGGCGTTTGCAAGAAATCAGTGGGAATATGAGCAAGCAAGATATAATGCTGAAATGGCAGCTAGGGAACAGCAAGAGGCAGAAGATAGAGCTTTATCGGAATTAAAGTATATGGCTGAATTAGGAATTAAAGTAGGAGATACATCGTATTTACAGAGTATGGGATTTGATACATCATATCTTGACAGATACAATGATTTGACATTGCAGAAAAAACAAGCCAGTCTTTTGAAAAAGAAAGCGAGCGGTAGAAGCAGCGGCAGCGGCGGATATAGTCCTACAGATGAAGAGTTAGACAGAAAGCTTGGCGGAACACCCGGTAATTCTAAAGTAACAACTACAAGAAAACAGGGAACTGTGATAGGATATGGCAATCCAAACCCATCTCAAATTTTAACAGCAAGTAGAAATAATGGCTTTAACAACAAAGGTAATACATGGTGGAGGGTATAAATATGGCTTCTTTTTTAAAACAAATGGAAGAACTCGAAAAACTGAAAAAGAAAGCTCAGGTTGCACCAAAGCTTCAAACACACAAGGGCGTATCTTCGGGTACGCCTTCTTCTATGCCCAGAGCAATTGATAACCTGCCGAAAGTTAACGCTTCACAGAAAGCAGGCATGGCTGCGGAAAAGGCAACCAGAGTATTTTTACAAAACTCGCCTGACGCTTATTTACCGAGACCGCAACAGGTAGGTCCAAGTCAGTGGAAAGGTCCGACAAATACAAAGAATATCGGTTCTGTACCGGGAATGTCAGCGGCTAAAAGAGCGGCTTCGGCGGCAGAAAGAGCAAGCATGGCTTATCAAAACGCATTTTTGCCGACACCTAAGAAACAGAATACATACGGGCCGCAGAAATGGAACGGCGGTGCAGAGGAATTAAGCGCATATAATCCCTTTAAGAAAGGACCGTCAGTGTTTGAAACTGCCATGAATAACGCTAAAAATATGGAACAGCCGGCAACGCCGACAGAGGCAAGAAGCGGAGGCGGATTATTCAACAGAGTGTACAATGCGGCAAGCTCTATAGGAGACAGCATGATAGGCGCTGATAAGAGTTTAAAAGCTACGGCGAAACAGGCGTTTAATAATGAAAAAGAATACAGAAAGACTCTTGCCGAGCTTGACAGCGATATAAATGCATATATGGCAGAAAGGGATAAGTACGCTCCCGGCTCGAAGGAATATAAAGCAATCAACACCGTTATAAATAATTTGTATAACGCCATTGACGATTTGAGAAACAAAGCTGCCGATATGACAGACGCAAACGAATTTATGCGCAGCGCCGAGAAGCTAAGAAATGAAGCTACAAAAGGATTGTCGGGTTTGGGGTTGGATTTAGCCGAAGCAGGTATATCTATGGCGGATAACTTAACAACTATGGCACTGACAGGATTTAATCCGACTGCTACACTTGCACTAATGGGCGCAAAATCAGCAGGACAGAGAGCAAACCAATTGTCAAATCAAGGCGTAAGTGCAAGGGACGCACTGGGACGAGGCGTAATAAGCGGTGTTATAGAGGGATTGACGGAGAAAATAGGACTTGATAATTTATTCGGACTTGTTAAATCCAACAATATTAAGGCTCTTTCAAGTATATTAAAACAAGCTGCCGCAGAGGGCGGAGAAGAAGGTTTAAGCAATATTTTAAACTATGCTGTTGATTGGGCAAGCAGAGACAGAAAAGATTTTGACTGGGACGATTTTGCACGTTCTGTAAGGCAGGGAGCTTTATCGGGTCTTGGGTTCGGTATCGGCGGTGTTGCTTCCAATACAGTATTACCGAGGGCAACAGGATATTCGGATATGGGACATCTGAATATGGAAAGAGCTGTTGACGGAAAGCGTTATGGGGAAATACTTCCGAGAGCCGTTAAAAAATATTCATCTGATGTAAGCGGTGTAAATGTCAATATCGGCAGTGAGACGGTGCAGAACTATATAAACAGAATACAGAAACCGATAAACGCAAATGAGATAAACAGTTCAATTAAAATCGATATGTCGGAGACTGAAAGAGAACCGATACTAAAAAATATGAGTATAAAGGTTTCTGACGCTACCAGAAAAGCCGTGCCTGCGGAAATAACCGATAAAATCAACAGCGGAAAACTTAATGAAGCATATAAGGCAATCAAGGCTTTTGCCAAAAGCTTAGGCGTATTTAAACAGTATGAGAATGAAAATATAGATATTAAATTCAATTTCTCAGGGGAATCGTATAATAAGAGCAAAAGCGAACATATGATAAGAAAAAATAATGTTAATGATTTTCTGCTAATGGTTAATGATTTCGATAATATTATTCAGAATGCCATACCGATTGAAATTCACAGTGATAGAATAAATGGCGGAGCACTTAAAAATGTAAGGGTGTTGGTAAGTGCTTTTTGGAATGGAAAAGAGGTTGTTCCGGTTGAAATAGAAGTAAAAGAATATAATCAACAGGAAAATGAACCCAAATTATATATGGCTGTAACAATAAACAAAAAAGGCAATGCAGTCTTCGCGGGCAGCTCATTACAGAGTATGCACGCTCTTGCATTACCTTATGGCGATACAGTCTTCGTCGGCAGCCCTAAAATGGGTCCACAAACTCTTGCATCACCTTCTGAAAGTGATGCCGTCATGGATAATAGCACTAAAATAGCACCGTTAGCTGTTAGCTCACCTTCCACTATTAGTCTACCAGACTTGATTAAAGGTGTCAACGGCAACAACGGGGACTTCTTAAAATATTTCCCTGACAGTATGCTTGATGATGAGCAGATAGCATATAAAAATGCGGCATTGGAAAAAGAAAGAGTAAAATATGAGAATAAAAATAAAAAGTCGGATTCGCTTCCTGTCAACGGACTCCAATTGTCCGAGATGGAAGCTACTTCCGACCCTATATTTAATATACCACAAAGTTTTGAAAATAACAAATTTGCTGATGCCAATACTTCATTTTATAAATCTGAAGTAGGAGAACAAGCAAAACAAGAAAACGAAAAAAATTATCATGGAGTCATTAAGGCAAGAACTGATATTTTTACCAGAGGCATTTTAGATAATTTTAATAAGGCAAGAAAATTTTTTATTGATTATGCAAAGAATAACTTTAAACCACAATATATTAATAAGGAAACAGGAAAATCAATAGATGTCGGAAGAAATGGTCTTGACAAGGTTTTAAGCGGCAATATAACTTATGAAAAATATGCAAGTGTATTTCATATACCTGAGTTAATAGAAAATGCAACGTATATAGGAAAAGCAGATAATTACCATACAGAAAGACCAGACCGTCAAAATTCGGTGAAAACATATTCATATTATGAATCTCCGATAAGTATAGACGGAAAAATGTATATTGCATATATACGAGTAAGAAATACGTTAATGGGTGATAAATATTATGGTCATACAATTGGTGAAATATTAGACCGTATAAAAATAGAGCCGTTAGAGACGCGGGCCTTCGCCGAAAAATCGGAGATACAGTCCGTAAATGAAGTCTCTTCTGACTCTAAAAATATTATACCCCAAACATCCGAAAATATCAACAATTCAGCGCCGAAAGAATTGGGAAAAAGGCAGGTAATGCCTGAAGCTGTGCCTAAAACGTCAACTGTCCCTGATAATGCGTTGGGTATTGTTCCGCCCGAAGTACAGGAACTGTTTGAGTTAAAAGCACAGGCAGAGGAAGAAAGCAAGAGACTGTATCAGAATACGGTAAACGGTTTAGCTCCGTTTGACAGAATGGCAAAAGTCGATACAAGGGACAACAGGCGTAATATTTCGGCGTTATCCAATAAGTACGGACAAAAAGGCGGTATGTTGGATACTATCCTTACATCGGGCTTATACGATATAAACGGTAATAAGGTAGATGACCGTTCGTGGGTATCGATTGTATCGCAAGTGCCGAAAGAGCAGATAGGAGATTTCAATACATATCTTCAAGAATTGCATAACATAGACCGTCAGGCACAGGGAAAACCTGTAACGGAACATACGGCAGACGAATCACGAAAGATAGTTGCCGACTTAAATGTTAAATACCCCGAGTTTAAGAAGTACCAGAAAGAAATCAATGATTATCTGGATAAGTTTTTCCACTTATATTTAGTAGACGCAGGAATGATGACCGAGCAGGCTTATAGGGAAATGAGAAAGAAGTACCCGAACTATATACCGTCATTCCGTGTCGGTGAGGACAGTGGCGGCGGGGGGGATGAAACGGAAAAAAAAAACAAGAACAGTAACGGAACTGCAAACGCAAGCGGGGGTACA